ATCCTGGTGTCATCAATACGCCCGCTTTTAGCTGGAAAATTAAGGATGGGGATTCAACCATACCAAACACCGTCGGAAAACGGCCATGCGATCAACACGGCCACCCTGGTAATTGGATCATAACAATGTCTCAATCATGGGCCCCGTTGTTATGTGATCTCAAACGCCAAATGTTAACTCAACCTGATGCTATCATGCCGGGGGATTTTGTAGCGGTTCAAGTTTCCGTAGCTGCCAATGTCATGAAGCCGGGGGCGCGTTCACATACGCCGGGGGTATTTATTAACCCGCTGGCGGTTGTTTTCGTTGGTTATCATCCTGACGGCCGTATAGTTAACACTATTGACGTAAACACCATTAACATTGAATCTCTGGTTATACCGCCCAACGTCGCGGCCGCACCGGTTATAACTACTCACCAAGTAAACGCTCCGGCCCCTATGCAAGCCCAAACCGCCGCTTCAATGGATCCACCGCCACCACCACCCGCCCCGCACCCTGCACCGCCACCGGCTAAACAAATGACGACCGCCGCTGCTTATACTTATGAACAGTACATTGCAAGCGGTTGGACTGACGACGCGTTACGGTTATCCGGCTTCATGATATAATCTAATAGGGCAGGGTGATACCTGCCCGCTTTTACAGGGGTTATTATGGAAAATGATGTGCTAAATTATCCGTTAACAAAATGTTTTGATATTGAAGTTTACCCAAATTATTTCTTATGTGCTTTTGACGATGGCCAATATTTTGAACGTTTTGAAAATGAGACATTGGATACTGTCGGGTTACTTGCTGCCCTTAAACAATATACCTTGATATCTTTTAACGGGATCTCTTACGACTTGCCAATATTAAAGCTCGCTCTAGCTGGTTGCACTAACGAACAATTGAAAGGGGCATCCGACGACCTTATCGTGTACGGGGTGTGCCATTGGGATTTATTAAGAAACTGGGGTATTAAGGATAATTTTAATTTAGATCATATAGACTTGATCGAATTGCTACCGGGTCAAAATAGCCTGAAAATGTACGGGGGAAAACTGCATACTAAAACATTGCAGGATCTACCATTTAACCCGACAAATCGTTTAAATTTTGTAGAAACTTTTTTACTTCGTGAATATTGTTACAACGATTTACGTATAACGCGGGAGGCTTACGAAAAATTCAAACCTCAAATAAAACTCCGCGCCGCTATGGGGGATAAATACGGCATGGATCTCCGGTCAAAATCTGATGCTCAAATTGCTGAATCAGTTTTCAAACATGAATTGAACAAAAAAACAGCTACGCCTAGTTACCCAGTCGGATTGGAGTTTTATTATCGCCCACCCGACTGGGTTAAATTTCACTCGCTCCCAATCCTAGAATTATTAACAAACCCTTTTGTTATAAGTAAAAGCGGGGCGGTTGATCTTCCTAAAGCGTTAAGTGATTATGATTTAAAAATCGGATCAACCTGTTATCAAATGGGCATTGGGGGGTTACACTCAAAAGAAACTAATGTTAGTTATCATAAAACTGATACGCGGTCGTTAAAAGATTTTGATGTAGCCAGTTATTACCCCGCTATTATGATAAATAATGATATTGAACCGATCCAATTAAAAGGTGATTTTATGCCAATATATAGGGGTTGGCGTGATACCAGGATCACCGCAAAACATAGCGGCGATAAAAAACAAGCTGATATGTTGAAAATCGTGCTTAATGGGACATTCGGTAAATTAGGCTCAAAGTATTCTATTTTCTACGCTCCAACCGAATTAATACAAGTTACGTTAACTGGGCAATTAGCAATATTAATGTTAATTGAAACTCTCGAACTTTGTGGGATTTCGGTTATTTCGGCAAATACTGACGGAATAGTGTTAAACGTTGATAATGCAATGTTGTGGCTGGTCTACGATATCATTAAAAATTGGGAAAAATTAACCGGCTTTGAAATAGAAGAAACAGAATACACCGCCGTTTACTCCCGAGACGTTAACAATTATATTGCAATTAAAACCGACGGATCCGTTAAGTTAAAAGGCTGTTTTGCGCCGCCTGAACCGGTTGGGGGTTCCTGGCCCTCACCGACGGCCAATATTGTTAATATTGCTATCATCGAATATTTAACTAATCAAACACCGATCGCTTTAACCGTTTATAACTGTAAAGATATCCGGCAATTTGTTTCGGTTCGCAAGGTTGCCGGATCCTGGGATGCTACAGGGCCGGGGGGCGGTTATTTCTCAAACTATCCACCGATCCCTAAAAAACCATCTAAAAAGCTGGCCGCGTCGTTGTGTGAACAATACGGGATAAACGACTATAACGATCTTTTAACGGCATTGGCGGCCCGTTATGAATATCTAGGTAAAGTCGTTCGTTGGTATTATTCAACCACTTCAACCGGCCATATTCAAACTAAAGCGGGTAATCTGGTTTCACTGTCTGAAACTTGCCGACCGCTGATGACATTGCCGGATTCATTACCGGCTGATCTGAATTATAATTGGTACATTTCCACCGCCGCTAAAACAATTAATAGTTTTACTCAATAATCAGTCTGTGTTGTAATTAATTCGCAGTAAAAAACTCAACTTTAAACTTTGGAGCATTAAAATGAAAATTATCTCGTTAGTCTGTCTTTTGTTATCCCTGGCGGTTGTTTATGCGCCGGCCGACGCTCATAACGCCGCGTTTGATTTCGGGGTCGCGTCCTCAGTTGGCTCCAATATCGCTGGCGGTTCAAATACGTCGGTATCGGTCAACGCCGGGGCGGGTATAAAAACAACCGCCGACGCGTTTAGGACCCCCCATGGCATCGCGTCCCAAACCATAACAACGACTCGTAGTTATGGGTCAAGTTTTGCGATCCCTGGGGCTTCGGGGGCTTTCGTTGGCGGCACGTTCGGCGGGTCTGAGGTTTCAGGTCACGTCGTTTATCCTATTAAATAGGTTCGCCGCCATGAAACATATTTATTTATTCGGATCATACTTTTTTGTCGCGGTTGTGATCGTTCTATCGCTATTCGGTAATGCTCACGCCGAACAACAAAGCAATTCAGCCGCTGGTAGTCAATCGGGAGCGGTTATCGTGCAGGACTTTGGGCATAATGCCGCGTCTCCGGCTGTCGATCTGTCGCGGGCTGTTGGTACGGCTTACGCCCCGGCTATTCCTGGCTCCCTGATAACCTGTCAAGGCGGGGTATCCGTCGGTGCTGGCTTCGCTGGTGGCGCGTTCTCGTTGGGGCGGTCTATTGAATCGGATCCTTGCAACTTGCGCCAAAATGCCCAATTACTGGCTAACCTGGGGGATATGGAAGCGGCTCGGATCGTCATGTGTACGGATCCGATCATTCGGGCCGCTTACCTGTTAACTGATCGCCCTTGCCCCCAATCAAACCCAACCATAAACGCGGCTAAAATCAAAGCTAAATCCCTTGAACGGTTGGCCGCGTTGCAAGCTCAATATGATAAGCGGTACGGGATAAAGTGAACGGGCTTATTTTTAAATTCGGATTATTAGGTGCTAAAAAGCGGCTTGATAATTATTACAAACTTCGCCGGTTACTCGGTAAACTAAAATACTATAAAAGGCTTAATGATGAAAAAATATAATGATTTATTCGACGATTATGACACAACCCCCTCACCTAAATTAAAACGTCTTGTATGGACGTATATATTCATAATTGACGCGGTTATTTTCTCGATCATTGGGATCGGGATGTATAACCATTTATCTTAAGCAATAAAAAAGGGGCCATAACGGCCCCTTTCTAGTTTTACAACTTAGTTTTTACTTATTCGCACCGGCCCCGGCAATGATGCGCGCTTTTAGAACTGCGTCGGCTGTTTCAACCGTCGGCGTATACGTTATCCGATCCATGGGAAAAGTTCCATAATCCGGTATTGTCGCGCCGTTCAACAAGTATGTGCCAACTGATTTATTACCTAAGCCGACGTCGGTTGGGTAATAGTAATCGTGGTTAACTGTTATCTGCTTAATGCTACCAAGCGGTTCGTATATATTACCTTGACCATAATACGCGGCCCCCTGGCTGATCGCTATAGGGGATTCACTCCAATTAGCCGACGCGTAGTTATTCCACTCGTGAATTGTTGAACCTTTACTATGCGCCCTTGGGTTGCGTGATGTGCAGTTATCATACCAATTGTGATGTGAACTAATCCGGGTCGGTAACACCACCGTGTTTCCGGTATTATGTGACTCGCTACCCGTTAACACCGCTCGGCTATTCACCGCTTTGTAATGGTTCCAGCTTAACGTTACGCCTGTTAATTCTGAGGTTGATCCATCAAGGCCGGTCGTTGAATGATTCCATACTGCAATAGGCTGGCCTGACGTACTACCTGAGGTCTGTCCGCTGAACGTATTATGATCCACCCAAACGTTATAACTACCCCAATCTATCTGAACCGCGCTGCCGTCTGCGATATTATCCTTAAACGTCATGTTCTTAATAATAATGTTGGACTTACCATTGGTATTGATCGACGCTCCTGTGATTGTTATATCTGCATCTTTACCGTCAAGTGTAACATTTCCGTTTTGCAAGTACATAAACGGGGAGGTTGCTGACGCTGGCGGCATTGATATTATGGCCGTTAATCCTGGCGTAAACTTGATCGTACGCGCCCCGGCCCGGTTAATGTAATCATAAAGTGAATTAGTCCCGCTGTTTGCGCCGTTTGTTACCGTGTAAACTGTACCACCTGCGCCACCTGTTACATTCGCAACTTTGGCAAAACCTTGAATAGCATAATCATCAACTGCAACCGTATTATCAACTGTAACGTTAACATTGGCGCTTGTTGTAGTATTCCCGGCTGCATCTCTAGCTAATGCCGTTAATACGTGCGGCCCATCGGTTACGGTTGTTGAATCCCAAACAATGGCATAAGGTAACTGATGTTCTTCAGCTCCAATGTTAACACCGTCAAGCTTAAACTGTACGCCAACGACCCCGATATCATCCGTTGAAGTTACTGCTAAATTTACAGTGGATCCGGATAATGTCGATCCGGTCGTTGGTGCTGTTATTACCGACGTTGGCGGGGTGCGGTCAACAACAACAACTAAATGGTTGTTTGTTTCGTCATCCTCTGCAATTAATAACGTCGGATCTGCCCATGTGTCAAGGGTATAAGTTCCTGCCGGGATCGTATACAGGGGGACGCTTCCAATATTAACCGACGCTCCCGCTGCTAATACTTGCGTTACGCTACCATACGAACGCTCTACACCGTCAACATAATAACGCACGCTTATTTTTTGGCTTGGCGTGATCGCGGTCGTACCCACGTTTTTCAACGTCGCGCTAAATTTTTGCGTAGGTGCATCATAAGCGGTTGCTGTCACTATTAAATCAGGTCCGGCCATGGCTACCAATGGCAAAAAACCCAATAAAGCAATAATTAATGTTTTACTTTTCATATTTTAAAATCCAATTTTGTCAGTTGTTGCGGTTGTCATGTAAATGTTAAGCCCACCAACGAACGCACCTAGCGCCGCCAAATTATCAGGGGTAACATACTGGGCTAACGTCGGGTTAAAAACCGCTATAAGCGGCCCCGCCGATCCTACAAGCGTTAACACTTGTTGAACTTTTTTATATGTCGTTGGATTACTTACAGATACGCCTTTTTGTAAAACTGAAAATATACTCATTTTTTCCTCTTTTTTGTCAAACGTTGATAAAATTATTCTCATCTTATATTTTCGCGCCGCTCAATTATCCGCGCAAGTATAGCATTGGTTTCCGCTTGTCGGCTATCTGCTACTTTTGTAGCTTCGGTGTAAGCTGCTAACCACTCAGCGCGCTCGCTTGAATGTAACTTGACTAGGAAATAAATAAATGCAAATAACGCGCCTATTATTAACCCGTTTAATCCAAATTGCGAAAAGCTCTCCGTTATGGAATTATCCATTTATTAAACCTTTTTTAATAATAACTGGGCTTCAATCCGTCGCCTGTTTATTAATCCATTGTTAACAACACTGGATACGCGGTTCCATTTTTTAATCTGTTCGGCCGCTCCGATCCAATCGCCCGCGTCGATTTTTTTTCTAAAAGTCGAATAAATATACCCGATCCGCTTTTGATTTCCTAACCCAACATTAAAAATAAACGACGCAACCGCCGCTTGACGGGACTCATTCGCGGTTTCTAAAATAGGGGATAACCTGACGGCATCGGCTAACGCTTCGGCTGCCCTTCGGTTTAGTTCGCTATCTGCTTTTTCTTGCGTCCATTTAACGCCCTTTTTAATGTCCGGACCGGTGCAACCTACGCCCACCGTCCAAACGCCGCCTTGATCTTGATAGGCGGTTAATTTGCACCCCTCCCATCGTTTTAGATGTTCAATCAATATAGTGTTCATAATGTTAAATAGTCGCATCAAGCATATATGTGGCGGTTGCACGAGCAACCCCTAAAGCGGTAACTATAAAATCCTCTTTAATATACTGAGTGGAAGGTAATACGTTAAAAGCTGACGCGTTAACATACGTCGGCCCTGTTAATATTGTCAATGTTGGGCTTGCTGATCGCAATGGTACGGGCAAATTTCTATAACGAATTGAATCCATACCTGCCGATCCATAAACCTGCTCGCTAAATGTTACAGATTGTCTGTGCCTATAACACCTTAACAGTTCAACCACCTGCAATTCTGGCACATATGGCACAATGTTATCCCCTAGCGTCAATGTTGGATTCCACATTGTACCGGGCAACCATTCAAGAACCACGTTGGTATAATAGTTCATGGATATAAAAGCATAACCATTCGTAAATGTCGTGCCGTAAATTTTACAACTAGCGGTTCCGCTCCATGATAGTACATAATTCCCGCTTATTTTAATTTCCTCCCATGATTCAACTGTTTGTGTTAAGGATCCCGCTGTTATGTTTATTCCGTTCCTCGATAGTGATAAACTTGGGATAATTTGATACGTTACACCGGCCGCTCCCGCACGCCACACGTCGTTTGCAACCGCTGTAGCTCCCAATGTTACGGCCGCTCCGACCATATTTAGGCCGCCCTGATTAACCGTGAAACCGCTATTTATAATCAGATTACGGTTGCTCGATTGTATTCCCATTTCTGCCCGATATATGTTGTTACCAGACTTCCAAGCTATAGTCGAACTAGATACAATTAACTGGACCTGACTCAACGTCCCCGCTGAGAACTCAATATTGATTGTTACCCCACCGACTAAAGTAACCGCTCTAGGTGTTCCATAAACTCCTGCACCAACGCGACCTTGTGCAGTTCCATTCCAACTTAGCCAATAAGTTTGGCTAAATGCCCTAAAACCTGGAACCTGGGTGTAAAGCGTACCGGAAACTATTGTAACAGTAGTTACGCCAAGACTGGTCGTAAATGTATAAGTACAGCCGCCCGATCCCGCATACCACCAATCATGGCCGGCTTGGTTAGCTGACAATGTCACCGTTCCACTAACGCCCAACTGATTATATTCAAAATTAGAGTTTTGTATTAAATTATCATTGCTGACTGGGATTGTTGGGACGGTCACAACTTGATCCGTAAACCCTCCCGCCTGGGCCGATAAAATACTAAAAACATTAACATCATTGTGATCTTTTAAAGTTAAACTGTAATCACTTGCGCTAAAAAACACATTCGAGGGCCCGCCTGCAAATGTTATAAACCCGTTCTGCAATGTTAAGGGTTGCGCCGCTGGTTGGGTTAACGCTCGATCCCAATAAACTGTCAATGGTGCGGTTTCGGCAATGTTACCCGCAACCCCAACGTATAACTTACCGTTCTGTAGCGGTTGGCCGTCGGCCCCTAAATAAGGTGTAAAAGGGTTTAATATAGCTTGTGACATGATTTTATAATCCGTAATTGTTAATGATCCCCGCGCCGGGTTTTAACGCGTTGTTTATAGATTGTTCTTCAATCGCCCGCAACCTTGCGTCAAGTCCCATTTCTACGACGGGGCCGATCCCTGGGATATGAGTCAATCCTTTGTTTATTTTATCACCTAATGATGCCGTGAATGTATTTGAATTATTAACATATCCGCTGGATTTTTGTGCCTTTATCCAATCGCCAACGTCGGCCACTTTACCCAAGTCGTTCAAGTCCTCCGGGTTCATAATAGACTGTAACCTGGGTTCTAAATGATTCAATGCTTTTCTGTAGGTGTCGGCCTTGAATCCATTTTTACTAAACGCCGCTTTTTTTAATGCCCGCATTACACCGCTGTTCATTGATTGAATGGCTAACGGGTCGTCGGCTAAATGTTCAACCATGGTTTCTAAATTTTTACGCTTACCGTTAATAACAAATTTTTGGATAAAATCATCGGCCGCAACCTTATCGTTAACCGCCGCCTTATACGCCGGATCCCTCTCTAACATGCTAAAACGGTTTTTTGCGGCCGCCCTGGCGGTATCTGCTAAACTTTTCATATCCTGGGTTGCTCCAGGTAATAATGGCGCGTTCTCTAATGCGTCCCGTACTATTCTAACCGCGTGCAAAGCTGTGCCATCCCCTTTTATTTCAAGTTTGCGGGCTTCACTCGCTAAAATCGTTCGTAAGTTCTCAAACTGTTCGAAACTCATAACCCCGTTTTCTTGTAAATTAACTAAAACCTTTTTTAATTTACTCGGTAAAAATGCGCCCCGCATTGTTCGGGTTAACTCTTGACTTGCGGCCCCAATAAATTGGTTTGTGTCAATTGGCAATGCTCCTCCGTTCGCGTCGGCTAATGCTTTATATTTACCTCGAATATCTGTTTTTAAATCGTTATCTAATAATTTATAACCATCAATTACTCCCTGGCCATCGTCAATATGGGAACCCCCGAATATATCCGGGGCGGCTCGCTCGTGAATAGCGTCTAAATTAGCATGTAAACCCGCGTCTTGTTGGTCTAAACGCTCCCCTATCTGCGGGTATTTTGCCCGGCTGTTCTTTTCAATTGACATGCGTGCGGCATCGTCTAACGCTTGCCCCTCGGTTAACTCTATCGGAACTGGTAAACTATGTGCCGCCATATGGCGGACCGTCGCGGTTTCGTTCAATAAGTTATTTTGTTCGCCGGCTTGGATTATTTTGGTTATTTCGGGATTTATACCGCTTGCCGCGGCCTGTTCGCTTAAACTCGCACCGGCCGCGCTTGCGTTCCTGGCCGCGTTGTTGGCGTTAACCGCCGCTGTTCTCTCTAACGCTGTGCCGGGTGCGGTCCAACTATCAACTAACGGGGCAACGCTCGCAACTTCGCGGGGTGCTGCTGACATTAACGACTTCACACCACCAGCCAAACCTAGCACGTTTAGAGCTGTACTTACTGGTCGATCATGTGCCGTTTTTAGGATCGCTTCCGGGGATCCATAACTGTTTTTTAAATCTTGCGCCATGGCTTGGAACTGCGGCCGCGCGTCGGGGGTTATACCTTGTTTTATTAATGCGTTAGTAACTGAATCCGGTAAAGCTGACTGCATACCGCCACGAATAACCCCGGCCAAATTAGCGGCCGTATCTAACGGATGACTTACTGTATTTATAACCCCCTGTCCAATGTCGGTGATATCTCGCGCCATACGCTGCCCGATCCGATCACCTTCGGCCGCTGGTTGGTCATCCTGGGGGCTTAACGCGTTATTGATAACGCCCGCGCCCATACTTAACGCCTGATATGGGTTTAAGGTTAACGGGTTACCTATAGCGGTTTCTTTGGCTGGTTGGGGCGGTTGCTTCGCCGCTTTCCATGCTTGAAAGTCTGCTAATATTTTCGCCGGGTCGTTGGGATCGCTGCCGCCCTGATCCGGTTGGGGGATCGCTGGCGCTTGCTCGGGTTGTACCTGTTCGGGTTGCTTCGCTGCTTTCCAGCTTTGGAAGTCAGCTAATATTTTCGCCGGGTCGATCTCGGGACGTTCGGCCGCGTTAGCGGTTACGATCGGGTTTAATGCTGACATTACCCGATTAACATAACTTTTAGTCACTGGTCCATGGTTTTTTCGATCTGTGCCGCCAACGTACTCTGCAACCGCTTCGGCCGGGTTACCACCGTTCCTGTCTTGCGCTTCCTTTAATAATAACGCGGCTGTCATCGCTGCATTATGAGGGCTTAAATAAGCATCAATACCGTACTTTTTTAACACCGATTTCCTGGTTTTCGGGATAATTTGATAAACCGAACGCGCCCCCTCGCTGCTAACCTGATCCGCGTTTGATCGTTCCCCATGTAACCGAACGCTAGACAATAAACCCGCCGGCAAACCGACGCGACTTTCTACTTGCTGGTCAATTAGATTATAAATCGGATCCTTGTAACTTTTAGGGGCATCCATTTAACGACCTCTGCTTTGTAAAAATTCGGCCGCTTCCTGGGGGGTTGCGCCGTTCTGTATCAATATGCTCATTATAGCGTTATTATCCGGGGCGGTTGGTTCTACGGTTCCGGCCGGCAACATTCCTAATTGCTCGGATTTTTTCGCATATTTCGCGCTTCGTTTTTGCGCTACGCTTAACACTGTATGGATTTTGGTTAAATGTTTCTCTAGTTCTTTTGAATCTAGGGCCGTATCTAAACTGTCAAGTTCGCTCTTTAGCAGTTCCATATCCTTGTCTGACATTGAACCTGTCCACCCCGCCGCTTTTGCCGCTGCCAATGTTGGAATTAGGTTCATTGTTTGAATAGTCGCAAGCTTTTGGTCAAAAGTTTTATAAGGGGATCCCGGGACCCCGTTAAATAACTTTCGTTGCCATGGCGACGCTTTTAACGCTGGATCGCTTAACGCGTCCATTAACCTACTTTTAACACCCTCGATTGTACTGTTTGCGGTTTCGTACGCTTGCGCCCCGTCTAATTGCTTTTGTTGCCGTTCCTGCTCCTTAATGCTTAAATTCTGATTTAATTCACGTTGTTTTAACGTGTTAGTTTGAACACCGACGGCCGCATTTAACGCGTTAACCTCATTATCTGCTTTCGTATCGGTTAACGCGTACTGTTTGTTTTGTAATTCGGCCGCTGCTGTATCTGCTGCAAATGGTAATACCGCCTCTTTTGTTGCCGCGTCTGCTACATCTTTTTTACCCTTGGCGGTTTCTGAGTAAATTTGATAAGGGGTCAATTGGTTAACGTTTTCCGCTTTCGTCTGATCCAGCCACGTTTTACCAAAATTATCCGCGCCCATACCATGAGCTAAACTCATTCCAGCATAATTTTTAAAACTCTCTGGATCCTCGGTTGCCATGGCTGCAAAATCACGCAACCGCGCTACTTCTTCTGGATCGCCGTTACTATTCTCTAATGCTAACGCTTGTTTTTCTAGCATCTTTTTGGCCACGTCCATTCTACCCGCCAACGCCGCGCTATAAATTGGAATGGTAGCATCAACGCGCCGCTTTTGCTCGTTAGTATCAAACCCCTCGAAAGCTGTTTTTATATGCCCGCTCAACTCGGGATATTTCAAAACTAAGTTTAAAATTTGTTTAGGGCTATGATTTTCGCTCAAGGCTTGTAAATCCGCGTCGCGTTGTGCTAGTTTATCCCGTTCCTCTATGCTATCCCGTACCGCGTTAACGTTATCAAACCCCATTTTAAAAGGGTTTTGTAGGCTGTTCGCTATAATCGTACTAGGGTCTAATAAATCGCTCATTTTTTATAAACCTTTGAAGTTGTACCCGTTCGCTACTGGTTGCGGTCCACCTTGAAAAACATTAGGCGTCTGTGCTGGTTGCGGTCCGCCTTGAAAAAGCCCGCCGCCCTCATTACCTCTTCCCTGATTACCATAACCGGGACCATAATAAAGGGGGCGGGGCGTGTTATTTCCGTAAGTTTGCATCGGTTGTCCGGTCGCCTGTCCACCCTCAAAACCGCGTCCCTGGTTACCATAACCGGGGGATCCGTTCAACGGTTGCGCTGCTGGTCCGCTTATGCTTTGCTGTAATGTGTGAACAATATCAGGGTGTAATTGTTGCCCCGTCTGGATCGCTTGAACAATCGCGGGGTGCAGCGGTTGGTTAGCGAGCATTGCATCATTAACGGTTGGGTGCAACAACGCCGGGTGTAATTGTTGCCCGTTTTGTAATGCTTCCGCCACTAATGGATGATAACTAGTACGCCAGTTATTTGCCTGTCCCTGGAATACATTTGGGGGCCGTGGGATCGTATAAGCCGGCAACTGTGTTGCAGGTTTCTGCGCAAGTGGTAACTGTGTACCAGGTAGTCCGGCACCTGGTATGGGGGTAGGTCCCCCGGTAACTTGCCCACCTGTTAACGGTTGCTTAATCGCTGGTAATGGCACACCGTTCCCGCTTACATTGTTGTTTAGCGGTTTAGCTGTGGTAGTTAAACCTGGTGCGCCTATATTCACATTGCTCACTGTGCTGTCCGAACCTTGGCTAACGCCTGGTATTAAATTCGCCATAATATTTTAACCTCGTTAATTTTTAATGTAATCCTGCAAAACCATAACCGCCTGATCCGTACCCGCTCGGTACGCCCCAACTACCTGAACTTCCGCCCGAACCACCACCTCCGCCCGAACCACCACCAAATAAACCAGATAACGCGCCTAAACCTTGACCTAACGCATTGCCCCAACCCAACGCGCTCGATTGGTTATAACCTCCCGCTTGTTGCGCTTGGTTTGCGCCGGCTTGCCCTAATTGTTGCATTAACTGAGCTTGATAACCGTTGGTCCCGCTGCTGTAATCAATAGCGTTCTGACGGTTGCCGTTAATGTATGATAGATAATTGTTTAATTGATTAGAGTAATTTTGATTGGTTAACGCTGTTTGATTTTTGATCCATTGGCTACCTATTTCAGCGGTACGATTCGCATTGGCTGTTTTTAAACCGCCAAATTGTGTTGCTTTTTGTGATCCTAAATCTCCTGCCCTTAAGTTATAATCGCTGTTATTTTTACCGATCCCGGTATATTTTGCCGAGCCTAAATCGCCGACCCTTAACGCATAATTGCTGTTGTTATTTCCTAACGCTGTTTTATAAGTTGCGCCAAAATTACCCCTATCCGCATTAACCCCCGCTAACTGGTTTCCTAAATCGGACCTGTAACCAGCCAATGAATTGGACGCGCTTAAACCTTGATTAGACATACCAGCAAGGTTCGCCGTTTGCTTGTCAATTATGTTTTGCATCATGGCCGGTCTGAATTGGGCCAACGCGGCCGCTGTATTGCCGCCCCGCACCCCGCCTGTTGCCGCTGCATTCTGCAATAGACTATTCTCGCCTTGTTTAGCCAACGCTGCATATTGGCCATTCTGTAACCCTGTAAAAGCGGCATCCTGGGCTGCTTTACCGCTTAAACCCATTAGAGCTTGTTGACTACTCAATGCGCCGGTTCCGGCTTGCATGTACGGATCAAAATAACCCTGTATACCTTTAAACGCCGCGTTGTAATTGGCATCTCTGGCGGTTGCCGCACCCATTTGAGCATTATATGCGCCGGTTGCCCCACTATTCAACGCGTCGCGTGATCCACCGGCCGCGTTCATTTGTTCGCCGTACGATTGATTTATGGCATTATTCAACGCGTCGCGCGATCCACCAGCGCCGCCCATTAATGCCTTGTAACTTTGGTTTATTGCGTCGGTTCCATACTGCAAGCCCTGGGCATTAGCTTGATTCCAGTAATTAGAATCCTGATTGTTTCCTTCCAGGGCGGTCCCGTACATTTGCCCTTGTAGCTGCCCTGTTTGATCGTAAGCATACTGGTTATATGCTTGGCTCTGATCCCGTGTAACGGTCGCATTTCGCTCATTAGCATTACTAGCTCCCTGCATTGCCGCTAGTTGTTGCATATAGGCGGCCCATGATGCTTTTTGTCCCGCCCTGCCCGCGCTCGAACTAGCTAACCCGTTACCCAACGCACCGGCCGCACCTACCCCAACGCTTAAAGCGGTTCCAGCACTGATCCCAAAAAAATCAAAGCGGCATCCCGTAAGGATCCATAAAAATGGTTTTAAAATTTTATGTAAAATCATGTGTAATGTCCCACGTTAACGCTTGTTTGTTGGCCGGTTCACCTAATAATTCATTATAAGGCTGTTTAATTACTTTTTTAACAATATTTTCAAGGTTGCGGCTGTTTGTTGGGTTCGGTACAAATCCGTACAATGTGCTATCTTCATAAGCGTACATGCTGTTTTTTGTACCTACCGAATTTTTTAACAATTCCCCGGCTTCAATATCGCGTGTTAAATCCCCCTCAACGATCCGCAAACGGCCGCGGGCCAATAACCAAAAACATTCAATAGAATATAACGCGCCGGTTATAACAATACCGGCCGGGATCGTAAATGCCCGCGCCATGATATCTAAACCGTTATTATTATCGGTAAAAAAATGCTCAACCGGGCAAGTTTCTGGCTTAACGTTATCAATTAAAAACCGCTCAAGTTTATCCCCTTTTTTGCGTTGGACGGTTAACGCACGGTTATGGTTTTTTAAAGTTTTTTGTTGTTTTTTTGTGATTTTCACATTCTGTACCATATTCCGCTTGCTTTGGAAAACTTAAACCTCACCCCGGCCGCGTTGGCCGCTAATGAAGTAAAACCCATATTAAACGCCGCTCCTGGGCTTAATAATAATATAGGGTTGATTGTGTAAACTGTCGTTAAAAATACTTCCTGCCCGTCGATTAAATTATCAACGTTTGGCAATGTCACAGTGAATCCTCCCGTTATTACTGACGTTGGGGAAAATTCCAACCATAAACTTTGCCCGCTCTCTATTACGTCATAACTACCCCCGTCAACCGGAACCACTTTAATATTTTTAAGGCTTAATTGTTGCTCATTCCTGGCAACTGCAAACAGATTAATAAACCGGTTTATTAGGTCGTTAGAGTTTAAAAACGTTGATAATTGACTGTTTGAGGGGGTTAAAATTTTCATTAATTAATTAATGCCTCGGCTCGGACTTCTAAAGCGGTTATGGTCAAATGGCTGTCACTGGTTCCGCCTATTCGTTGGATCCGTCGATCGTTCATAACGCCGCATTGTAGCCAGTTTAAACGCTTTTCACGTTGACCCAACCTACCGGCCCGCCTTGTTCTAATATTGCTCCACGTTGCGCCGCTGTCGTTACTGTAATTGGTCCATAGCATCGGATCCGCGTTCATGTTCTCAACGCGGCCAGTTAAGCACATAATTTCAATTTCGTGAAAAATGCCACCTTGCCCGCCGTTATAACTAATCCCTGTTTGGATCTCCCAACCAACCGCCGCGCCATAATGCCCGCCGATATCAGATCTCAATTTATTTAACCCGCTTGCTATCGGATTTCCACAAAACCATTCGTTGTAAGCATAGTTAAAATTAAACGCTTGGTATGGACCCTCACCGGTTAACGTTGATCTTAAAATAAACCATATTGGGGTGCTTAATTCAGCGCTCCCAGCCGCATCGTAAACATAGGAACCATTGGGTAAATGGATATATAAAAATTTATGGTTTTTGTCGGTCCGGGATTCAATGATAATATGTTGCAACTCGTCGTCAGTATAACGTTGTAACTGAACGTCGATCTCCCTTGTGCTTATCTTAGTCATGTTTGAATCAGCTGCCAACCACACACCAACTCCTTCATTCTGACCGCCACCAACAAATGCTATGGTATCGTCAAACACGCAAGCGGCAAAACTACCCACCGCGCCCCGGGGTATAAAACCGCCGTCAACGCGTTGAAATGGGAAAAATTGCCCGCCAATATTTTGGAATTGTTCGATCGAATAGCGGTTGATAGCATATAAATGATTTCTTAAAACTTGCAAGCTGTTAATTGAATCCGGTACCACTTCACTTGATCCATAATTTAATGGGCTGAATGTTGTTGGTGTGCTTAAATTCGATGTGATTATATAATCTCCGTCTGTGCTGATAAAATAACCGTCCAACCAATTTATATATAAACAGGTCTGTAAATAAGGATCTATGACTTGCGCCAAACTGTTAGTTTTTAACGTGAAATAATACAATAAACCTACCGCGCTTATTGCAATAATATCAAAACTGTAACATAAAGAACACTGTCCCACGCCTGGTATAACACCTAAATAGACTATTGAACCGTCCGCATTGATCCGTGCAAATTTATTACCAATAACCCGATATAAAACACCATTTACAACGATCCCGCCGCGGTCATTTCCGACGGTATCTGTTATCCGTTCCAATCCTTCGGCGGGTCGTAAATAGCTGTCGCTAATCCCCGTTGATTGTGCCACTGGTACAAGGTTCACGGGGTAACTACTCCGATAATCCCCCGTCTGATCGCTATAAACCCCGCTTAATATTGGGACCTGCATAAATTAACCCATGTTTTGAGATGTTACGAAAGAAAAACTTAACAACGCACCCGCATATTCGCAACCTAATCTATTGGGGTGTGATGAATCGTTACCATAAAAATCAAAGTTCCCGTTACCGGTTGTTGCACCAACCCAACCCGTTCCGGTAAACCATTGGGGCGGCCCGACGTTAAACGTAATCCCCCTGGAATTGGTGCAGGTCCCTCGCGTAGGATCAACAAATACCCAATTAATCCCCGGATAATTTTTCAACTCATTAAGAACAACTAACGCTTTTCCTTGCTGATCCGGTATGGACGCGCCTAACCAACTACTTGCAGGTGTCCAACCGCCAACGATCAAATATACAGCATTAGGTAACTGGCTAAACAAGGTTGCATAAAAGTTTTTAACCGCTGCCGTATGTGCTGCCCCAATCGCGTCGTTAAGGTTTCCTGCAATCAAAACATTCTTAGGATTACAAGCTATGATATTCGGTAAACGGTCAATAAAAACGGGTGCGCCGGAATTATACCCCGTACCTGATACCGCTGATTCATGGATTAAAACCCCGTGTACATTGCTAACAAATTCATCATATGGACCTGCCCACCATTGGTTGCATCGCTGTATACCATACGAATCGGATATTAACGCCCATGGGGGAAAATCGACGGTATGATCTAACGCGCCGACGGTTGTATTCGGTTCGATCACCAACCCCGCACACGAAGCGTTATAACCAACCGCTGTAATGCGCCTAAATCCGCGCGTTCCAAAATTGACTTTAATAAATGAAATATCGTTACCTAACCCCGGTGGAATATTGATGTATAACGGGCATAATATAACAAATCCTTTCCCGTCCATTCGATCAACATAAAAATTCCACTTATCGTTAGCATTACCAACAACTTCAAACATCGTACCCTCATGAGTAAAACTCATTGTTGTGTGCCACGCTAAACCACTTGCCCGCCCCTGATAAAAGTCATAAGCGGTTGTTGTCTTTTTAAACGTGTAACCGGCTCGATCATAAATAAAAATGCTTGCTGCATCCGTAAACGGTATCTTAATACCACCAGCAATTGTTGACGCTGGAAACTGTCCGCCCGCGTTGGTGCTGTTAAATGTCACTTTAGGCTTAGGGGGATAAAAAACCGCGTTATATGTTGCGCCAGATCCCGTGCCTCCCGTCGCTGTTACGGTTGTTCCTGCTACCGGGACCACTGAATAAACACCTGGATCCTGCAAATTTGTAGTTTTAACGCCCATTACAACATTAACCGTACAACCCGTTAATGTGGCGTTAGTCACTGGCTCAATTAATACGTTCGTAGGGTTGGCGCTGTACGACCCTGCCCGCTTTATTGAATCTATGCTAGTGCAAATACCCCCGGCAATCGTTACAGTTAATAAAAATGCCTCGGAAAATGTCCCGGTTGTGCCTGTTAACGTTGTGGATCCATTCGTACCACCTGATCCCGCGGCCACAATAGTGGCACTAACTACCATTGTTTCAACGACGATAGCTTTCGCGGCTGGGGAGGCTGTACCCCCCACAAGCGTTAAAATGTCGCCGGGTATGTAATTACCAACGCCGGGGGTTAACGGTTGAACCCCATAACAACGCCCAACCGCATCATCTATTAGGGCCGGCACTGGGCTATATTTTGGCAATTTTGGGATTGTTTCTCCTACAACCGGGGCAATCGCTGAAGAATATTCAATTATTGCTCCAACCGATTCAATAAAAATTGTTGTTGTTCCGTCACCTACATCTGAGGTCGGATAAGTTACAACAAACCTATTATTCACAATAGGATTAAACAACATAGGTTGTTTAATCCCTAACGGTCCGATCTTGTAAACTTTAGCTATGCCCGTATGTATAACATCAACTGTTAAGCTTTCGCCTAACTGCATTTCAATTATGGCTGAGCCGTTCGGGAAAATTGTTCCGGTTTTCATGGTTATGATCCAAATCTAAACCAAACGTTAAGCGGTTGGTTGTATTTAAAATTAATCGGGGTCGTTGGGCTTAATCCCGCGTTAGCTCCGATCACTGTTGAACCTAACGAGCTTAACGTCAAGGCTGTTATTGTTTGCGTTGAAACTAGGGCTATTTTCTGGCCGTCAATCGCCACACCGTATGCAGGAAAAGTCACTGTTAACGCGGCAATGGTCCCGACTGGCTGGATAATGTACCACTTGTTATAAGTTGCGCCATTGTCAGGGATCGTCGCACCAGTCAATGGTACGCTGTAAAAAGTAACATAACTAGAAACTGACGTTAATAGGCTTTGAATAAACGCGGCAATTGTCGAAAATGCCGCCGCCATGGTTAACCCTGAATTTTGAACAAACACCGGGACCAAATCGCCGGCCCCAACTGACTGGGTAACAGGCAAACGGCTACCGTTTAAAAATTGGCTCATATTAAATTATCTCGGTTGGGGTTGTTGAATCATTGCCCGAATTAAAAACGCGGCTTAACGGCTTATTTCCTGCCCCTGTCAATAGCGTTCCGGGGTATTGTTTATCGGGGATAACACTCAAGTTTAAAAGCATCGCCGTGAACGATTCCCTGGCGTTGCTTATTGAATCAGGGGTTAATGTTTTACCAAACGACGGGGCGATCCTTTTCGCTAGATTCATGTAAGCGGCTTCAACCGCTGCAGCTGGTAAATTAGAAAGCTGGTTGATATCTGAACCGATCTGCCCGGTTGGTAATGGATAACCAATATTAACGCCCATAGCCGCCCATGTACCCATTAATCCATCAAGCTGCAATAAAACCCGGCTTAATTGCGCCGGGTCAATATCATATAAATAATTAGCAAAACCGATCTCATTAAAAGCGGCCGTTATAATGTCAAGTTTTGTCCATCCACTATTTAAACCGCTATTATCTGACATTGGTTAAACCTCTGCTTTTGTTTTATTGGTTGTTTTTACTGGCGGGGCGGTTAACGCTTCGGCTTCATCGGGGGATAATGCCCAACCGTTAACTAATGCGTCGGTTAATTCGTCGCCGTCGTCAACGTTCTTAATATCGTAGGTTTTACCCTCCAGATATTCAATCTGATCGCCTGGATATCTGTAAACAAACATTTTAACACCCCTTTTTCTTGCCGGGGGCTTTACCCTTTGGCATTTTTGCGGGGGCCTTTTTTCCGATCATAATAATTATACCCGGCTTGGTGACTGGTTGTGATTTTGCCATTTTACTGCACTCCTGAAAATTAAGGGGGTTCCCATCCATGGGAAAATGAAACTCTATAAAAATTAAGTTTGATTGAAAAGCATAACGCCGCATTGTTGCGGTTGGTTAACCACTACGCCGAACAACGTATCGACCCGGCCTTTTAATGTCAAAGTGTTAATGTCTAAAAAGTAAGACATTGTTAATGTGATACCGCTCTCGGTCGTACCTGTCATTACATTAACGCCCGCATCGGTTGGGATCTCATATTTACATGGGATAATTTCGATCGCTTGTTTTTGCCAGAACGGGTTAACCGGGGCTGCTACAGTATTTAAAAATGTAATAGCTGCACCCGCGCCGGGTGTAGCTGTCACGTTCTTATATTGCAGTTCTGCCGGGGTTCCACCTGTGCCGCTTATGATAGGCGGGCTTATTTCAACCGTACCTGTGCCACCTGCACCTGTTACGATCCGGTTAATAACGAACGTCATCGGCTGGCCGGTATCTACTTTTGTAATTTGATGAACCGAGTTACAAACGTTGGCGGCAAATTGAAAACGATCACCAACCGCAACCGTGCCACTGGTTACAGTAATCGGGATCACCTGATACCTGTTTTCTTTCGGGGTAACTGATCCGTCGGACTGGGTTGTAGTAGCTGCCGGGGTGTAATATTGGCCCGCACTTGTTAAAGTAACAGTAACACCGGCCGCGGCCGCTTGTCTGTAACCATAATCAAGTTTAAACATTTCAAAACCGGCAATATCAGCATTGATACGCGCTTTTTCGTATGCTGTACGGGGCAAATCATTAATTGTCTGACGTGATGCCAGGTTACCCGCTGCCGCGTTGTAATCACGTGGCGTTAACGCTGCTTTACGTTCAAACATCGATACGCCGCGTTCATCCATTGCTGCACTTGCCAGCCCCCAATCATCATAACCGACTGACGCCGTGGTTCGCTTAATCGTGATTGTACCTTGCAACGCGGCCGCGTTAGAAACTGCGACGTTAATGTCTGATGCTAGTTTTTGCTTTGCCGCTTTTAGCAGGCTGCCGCGGGTTAACGCGTCGCGGAGTTCTAACCCATTAAGGTTAAACACTGAGTTTTTTTGAAAACCAATTGACGCGGGAACGGCCAATTGTGTGGCGCTGGCTGCTGAAAATGCGGACGTGGCATCAATACCGTTCTGACTTGTAGCGATCATTGGGATCGTTCGCCAAATGGTATCACTTGATCGTTGGAAACTTTCGCCTGATGCGTTGAACTTTTCAACGTTTTTAGACATTACTAATTGATCGTCGAATGATTCCAGTAAGTTTTCAAACTGGATCGTTATTTGTTTATTTAAGTTATTCGTGGCCATTGTTGGCGCTCCTATAAAATGGATTGATTAAAAGTTATACCTTTCTAATCTCGCCATTTTATAAGGGCCTTGTGCGGGGGGCTTTGTTCGCGGTTTTTTAACGGCTACCGGTTGCCTTTTGTTCAATTATAGATTTATGTTTTTACTTTGGCAATGATCTATTGTTACCCGTCAAATGCCCCAGCTAATAAGTTATGTTTAAATGATTCAAGTAAATATAAAAGGGTCGCTTTATTACCTGTGGATCCTGCATAATAAAAATCCCTGGCTTCACCTTTTTTAAAACCAATAATCAGAACATCATCCAGTCGCCCCATAGCTGCTCTTAAAACATCATTTGGGGTTGGTTTTTTTTCTAGTTCGCTCATTTTTGCAACCCTCTCTTATAAGCGGCTACTTTTGTAAAATCTCCTGTTTTTTGCGCTTCGGTTCGTAAACGTTCAAGTTTCACGTCGGTTTTACCACTTATAACCGCCGCGCCTGATCCGGTCCCCAAGTTCAAACGCCGCTCGGGTTCGGGGGCTGTTCTTTTCGTCACTGTAATGCTCCTTTCAATTTCATTCATTTGTAATGCGAACTGAATCGGGTCAGTTATCTTCGCCAACGCTTCCAATTTTGATTTATTCTTACCCAACGCATAAATTAGTTTCGCGGGCTCCTTGGCAAATTTTAAAATAATCCCCTGCCGTTCGGGATCAATAACGCTTATTAATTCCGCTTCGGCATCGTCAAAATCTTTAACTTTTAACGCGGCCTTTTGCCCCTTGTAAGAATCTACTAACCCAGCCCAACCTTTTTGTGCATCGATAACCCGCTGTTGCTCTTGCTGAAGCTGTTGGGTAACCGTTTGTTGATGTATAACCCAATTTACCAACGCCGCCTCATGGGCTTCGGTATCATACCCGCAACTTTCCAATGTCGGCTTTTCGATAACGTCCGGGGCGTGCTGGTTCGTTATCGGTTGGCGCAAGGCTTCCAACTCTGCCGCAAGTTCCCGGTTTTTGCGTTGCGTCTCTTTAAAAGCTTTTCTAAATTCTTTTATAGGCGGTAATGCGTCAAGCTCTTTTTCTGCTTTTTCCTCGTCGGTTAACTCGTCATCGTTACCGATTGATATTTCAAACTCCGCGCCGTCGTCTGGATCGCCCGCGCCGTCTAATTGGTCGTCAAGTTCAACGTCCTCAATATCGTTATCTAAATCATTTTCTAAAACGTCCATTTTAAACCCTTGTTAAATTAATAAAAAAAAACTTTGTGTTGTTTCGTGGCCGGACATGGTAACAGCGGCCAATAAAAAAACCGTACCCAATACCGCAATAAAACCAACAACTATTTTTAAAACATCATGTAACACCTCTAACGCTCTCATGATAAACCCCGTTTAATTAAAATCAGTTAACAATATAAAATTAACTGATTTTAAAATCAAGTTATTATTGGGGCGGTTCCTGCATCATTGCACCCTGATCCATTGGCATCGGTTGCGGCTCGTTCATTTCCTGGCCGGGTTGCTCAACCTCTCCCGCTGGTTCGCCTGTTATCAATTGTGACTTTAACCACTCATCAATTATCATGGCCTTATTAATGTCTAATTGTTGCGCTGCCTGGATCGCTTTTAACTCGTTTATCCGGGCCTCGCTCAAAATCTTTTGTGTGTTCGCTTCAACCTGTTCCGCTTCTTTGTTAACTTTTTCCGTCTGTGCTTTTAGGTTTTCCGCTTTTGCTTGCTCGGCTGCTGCACTGGCTGTTAAGAAGTCAACGTTAGCTTGATCCGTTGGGCTTGGCTGTTCCGGTTGCTGGTTCTTGGCATCCTCGGCCATTTTATCGGATTCCTCTTTGCTCGGTTCAATTGCGCCTTGTTGTATTAATTGTTTCCTAAAATACGGCCGCAATTCGCTCATGCCCTCCCCTGAACTGTTCGCAAGGATCATGTTAGATAAAATACCCTGCGTTCCGGGGTCCTGGATCTGTCCCATTAAACCTATTAACCCTTTTTCGGTTGCTGCCCGCTTGGACTCGCTACTTGCGCCTATCTCGATCTGTATATCCATGGTTTTCAATTGGCTAAAATCATTTATAGCAGTAACCGTCCCCGTTTGATCGTCTATTATCGGTTTTTTAATATCGATCTGTTCGGCCGATCCCCCCTCACTTTCACCTTTTAACTTTCTACCCTCGCGCGTATATAAATCTTTAACCATTTCCAACCATACTTGCGCCGCCCATTTTTCAGCTATCGCAAAATTGGACATATAACCGGCTGTCTGGACACTTATTTGCGCCTGGATTAATTCAACCGCTAATCCTGATAAATTGCTTTTAACCTGTTCGGCCTGATCCTGGTTACCCATTAAATCATTTAAACCGTCGTTAGCAAATTGCAACAACGCGCCCAACGCCGGGGGTAAATCGGGACTTTTGGTCATCCCTACGGGTCCGGGTTGTATCAATTGGCCGTTAATATCATACGATAAGTTTATAAGCTGATAGGGGTAATCTGAAACAGCATCATTAGCCCATCGCGCTTCATGTCCTAATACCTGTTCGGGAGTAAATATGGGCTTTTCTATGCTGGATCCGCTTGCGATCTCCGCCAACTTGCTAGATTGAACATTTAACAACCGCTGGCTATCCTTGCAAATACGAATAACACCGCTTGCCCGTTCCATATTCTGGATATAGGTGCGCTTCCCGTATGTTATGATTATTGGCAAATAGCGCCCAGCAATATAACCGCAATCTTCAAGGATCCCGCCGCCGCTCATGATGTACTTATGAACGCGCTGGCGTTTGATCTTACGATTCCGGGCTAACTTGTAACCCTTGGCGTCAAGCTCGCTTAAATAGTCCTTATCGCTGTATTCTTCCGGGGTAACTTTGATTTCATCCCCGGCCAAACCATAATAAAACCTTAAAGTCTCGCTGGTTTCCTCGATCTCATAATATTCGGCCAAATAAACAACGTCATTCACGCACCAATCGAAAAAGCGGTTATCATTCTTCGGCCAATCCGCGGGGGTCGTTTTATGGGTTTCTTCAAATTCCTGGGCATCCATGGACGTTACCACATAACAATATTTTGCGTCGGCTTTATCCTGGCGTTTTGCGTTCAAGTCAAAATATACTGATGTTTCGGGGTCGAATATCGGTTCAAACGTTATTAACTGATCTTCGTTATCTTCGTCATATTCGTCCTCATATTCTGCACGTAAACGCCACGCACCAATACCCCCGGTTATACTGTCCATAAATGCGTTATCCCCGAACTCTGTACCCCTGGCTTTGCGTTGCGCTCTGTATAGTGAATTAAGGTTATCACATGTTTCGTCGCTCTCGGATCCGTCGGCGGGGCTAAATACCGCACTGATCCGGTTGGCTCGATATTCGTTGTTAATCCTGGTAACTGCAAGCTGCACCTTGTTAACTTCTAACCTGGGCTTATTGCTTAATTGTTCGGTGTAAAAATCTTCCCACATTGCACCAGCCACCCAACAAAAGCGTCGATCCTGTAGACATTGTTGGCGCTCCTCATAACATGCTGTCTGAATATTATCAAATGCTCGAACGGCCCGGTTAAAAACCTCGTTTAGTTTGTTTGTTCGCTTCAATTCTAGGTCTAAATCTTCTAACTCGATTTCATTATCCATGGATCACCAACTTTTGTAATTTGTAAGTATATTAAGGGGCGGTTGTAACGGTTGTTTATATGGCACTATCGGCCACTCGAACTCTATCATGTATCGAATAGCGGTCCCTATATGCTGGTATTCGTCATCTTCTTCTAAAAACGTGGATCCTTTCTTTAATTTTCCATTTAAAAGTGATTTATGCGAATAGGGCGCGTTGATATTATTGCAATATAAACTAATTTCGCCGCTTGCGTTAGCAATCTTGGCTCGTACTGCGTTCTGGCCGTCCTTTATGGATCGCGTAGAATTTCTAATCTTGCGTTGATACTTCCAACCGTATGACCGTAACACGGCTTCTATCGCTGTATAATCTGAACTATGCCCATGTTTCTCGCCAACCTTGC